ATTGCCGTCCAAACAGACATTCTTATTTATAGCAAATCTAATTCATCACTCATCCTCTCCAAACCCATCAAAGTATTCTGTGCAAAAGTTAAAACTCAAACCAACCTTACCAACTTGAAAATCTACTCCAAATAAAGAATTAGTAAAGAATGAGAATAGGATGTGTAATCCACCATCACTAAAAACTAAACGACTGGGATTTTCATAATGAACCCAGAGTAATGTTTTATTGTTGATGATACCAAACTGCCAAGTGTAGTCAGTATCACCATCATCCCAAACTTTCTTATCGTATTGAAAGAGTTTCATCTGTTTGTTGTGTATGAAGTCATTATACAACCAAAAAGGGCACCTGTGGAGATGCCCTGTGACAGTTCCTCAAGTGTCCTTATAAGTTTTCGGTTGCTGTGGGTCTTGATACCACACTTTAATATAGCACAAGTGTGGTTCAGTTTTATGGTCCATTTGTGCCATCCAGTGGAAACCATAAGCATCAACAGCATCAAGGTAATGAATACCTGTCTTAGGGTCAATCGTTCTGGTGACTGATACAAACTTTACTGTTATCATTTCAGTTCCTCTTCCTGCTTCTCAATCTCAAAGATTTCATTTAGAAATTCCAGACCATACTTACCAACAACCCAGGCATCTTTATCCTCAAAGAACCTATCACCTATGGTTCTCATATTATAGCACTCTTTATCTTTATCAAAGAAAGCAAGTACATAACAAGTCTCTTCTGAGGAACCATTGCGTTGATTCCACTTGACGAGTTCATACTTGTTGTTGCATTTACTCCAACGGAACTCTATGTCACGAAATCTCATTGGGAAATTCCTTGTAGGGGTCGATAATCGCCAGATTTGTAACGACGATAAGTTGCCAGATTGCGAGGATCAAAGTCAAAGAAATCGCAACGAATTTCAAACTTTCTCCATCGGAATGAGAATCCAATATCACGAGGACCAAAACCAATAATTAGAAATGGCAACCATTCAGTCGCAGGATAATCATCCCACTGAACTACCAGATCAATCAGAGCAAATTTAGGATAACAAGAAAGAACTTGAAAATACCACTCATTACCAAAATCTTCATAGTGAACAAAATCAATTAGTTTCATCTTCATCCTCAAGGTCTTTCAAATACTCAAAGTTCCAAGTGTGCTCACAAATACCAATATCAAATCCCAGTTTGTAAATACAGAACATAATATTTACTAAACTACCCATCCCAAATCTTACCTGAAGAAAAGGAAATGAAGCATAATCATTCCAAGAAACTGATGCTTGAAGTAGTGCCCAACGTTTGGTATGAAGAATTTGAGTATAAAGTTCGGTTCCAAAATCTTCTCTGCGTTTGAATGAGATGAGTTTCACTTACCTTCCTCCAGATTAGTCAGTTCTTCTTCAGTCAGTACAGTTCCCATAGGACCTTTCCCCAATCGTGCAATCTCTTCATCACGCACTTTCCATTCCTTAAACTTACTGTGAAGGTCTTCATCCATAGTCAGTTCATACTCATCACAAATCTTGCGTTGGTCACTCTCATTCACATAATCATTAAAGACAAGTGACATAGCACCACTACGAATACTTGCAGGTGACATACCAACACACAGCATGAACTTCTCAAACAGTTTGAAATACTGCTTTGCATTCAAATCTGCAGCAGGAGCAGTAATCAGATAGTGTTCTTCAGGAATGAAGTCATCATCAGGGAATGATGAACTATAACTAGGTGTCCAGGTTGCATCAAACTTAAATTGAACTTCAGCGTTGTAGGTCATAGTTTATTTTACAATTTTCCAATTAGGGTCATTTACTTTATCAATCCAAAAGAAGTATTTCTTATTGATTGATGCTAGAAATAGTTGTTTATCATTTTCTTGTTCTACATGACATCCGTGCAGACTATCCATCATATTTGCAAATCTATTTTTTGCTTTGTTGGAAACAGGTTCCACATTTACCATTTTGCGTTTCACTTTAGTTGCCAACACAAGATTTGCTTAACTACTCTAGTAGTATAGCACGAAGTCAACCCAAAAGGATTATGCTTGTGCCACTTCAAAAATTGACCCTTTGTATGGAGAATAGGAGAATCGAACTCCTAATAAGTGCTTGCAAAGCACCCGTTATACCGTTTAACTAATTCCCCTAGATGCCCATAATAGGAGTCGAACCTACACTGTATGGATTCTAAGTCCACCCTCTCTGCCAGTTGGAGTATATGGGCAAACTCCAGATGTAGGTACTGCCCCTACCGATCTCCGATTAACAGTCGGGTCCGTTCGCTTGCTCGGTCATCTGGAATAAAAATTACTGTTCCATCATATATTCGACAGTATTTGCTACATCATTCATAGCATCACGAAGATTCGGTCTTTGTCCCGATTCTTGTCTAACAATAGGTCTTGATGAATCTGTGAGGGTCCATCTCCACTGTTTCATATTATCACAATACCAGAGATTAATTTTCATTTTTCTGATATTCTAGTTTAATCCAGTTTAGAAGTGCATTAACTTCCATTCTTTTTTCTTCAGTGAAATCAAATTGTTTATTGAAGAGATAAAAATCTAATGCCTCAATGGCAAGAGTTCTATCTTTTTGAGAAACCAGTGACATAATTTATTTTTGTAGTTGGAGATATTTATTCTCCAATCGGGATGATAGGATTCGAACCTACGACCCTCTGTTCCCAAAACAGATGCGCTACCAAACTGCGCTACATCCCGTTGTCCCGACATAAGGATTCGAACCTTAAGTTTTGATACACCTACCTCAGAGATAAATCTCCTTCTGGATTGCGTGGCACCACCACTGCATGACCGTTACCAACGGTGTCATCGGGATTGAAAGTCTTTCAACTTTCAATGGGAAATGTCGGATTCGAACCAACGACTTATTGCTTGTAAGGCAACCACTCTACCACTGAGTTAATCTCCCAGTGGAGTTGTTAACGTACAACTCCATAAACGGTGATACAATACTGAAGTAATTTATTGAGTCCCCACGGTGTCAATAAAACTTTCAGTAAGGTTGGAGTAAACTCCAACGGAAAGGAGAGGATTCGAACCTCCGGAGACTTTCATCTCTTTTGTTTTCAAGACAAACGCCTTAAACCACTCGGCCACCTTTCCTTATGAACTCATCATACCATATCTATAATGAGTTGTCAAGCATTAAAAAAGAGGGCCATAAGACCCTCTTTAGAATCTTATTGTGATTATATCACTCTTCGATGTATTCTGCAACGATGCTGTCTACCCACTCTTCACTCATATTTGACATAATAGCAACTGCTGCTTCTTCAGTCGAAGCAAAACCTTCATCAAGAAGGTGTGAAAGAATTAGATCATAAAGATCAGCACTTTCCTTTCTAATAACTTCGGTACTAGGCTTTGATTTTTTTCTTGGATAAGTAACTGCTTGTGGTTCACCAGCACCCTTTACAACACGAGTAACTTCAGCAGCATGACGGCTACCATACTCTCTTGCCATTGGACCAGTCATTCTTTTGCCGTAGGGCTTTTCTCTATCCATTCTTTGAGAAACAGTTTCTTCTTCTCCACCCTTTCTCTTGAGTTTTGAAGCAGGTGTTGCTCTGTCTTTCCAATCCTTGAACTTTTCCTCGGGACCATAACCTTTCTGTCCCTTTGCCTTTTCTACATGCTTCTCACGAGATTTCTTAGCATCTGCTCTGACTTCTGCCTGAGACATAGTTGGACGATATGGTTTTACACCAGGTGCCCTTTCTTCATCAACATTTTGAGAATAAATGGATGCATACATTTCACGTAAGTACTGTGCTGAGTTCATTTGACTTGAGAAAACTTATACAAATATTTATACAATTTCATTATTTTTGTAGTTTGTAATTAATAATTCAGTTTTCACATTATCATCTGTACCTTTTCTTCCACGATGAACCATTGAATAACGTAGTTTCCACTCTGTTAGTGTGTAGTCTTTATAACGATCTTTAATCCAATCATTAACGTTATATGTAATCATAAAACGATGAGGACATTGATCTACATCATCTGCGAATCTTTCGTGTGAGAAGGACGAATGGAGTTTTCTGTCTGTACCATAAAGAAAATCCTTAATGTCGTAAGGAGGATCAAGAAACACAAATACGTCGTCACCAGCATCATTCATTACTTCTGAATAATCAATATTAGTGATTTTCCAGTCTTTAATGATGTTTGAGTAAAGTGGAAGTTTGTCAATGCCAACAAGAGAAAAATTAGATCTTGATGCTTGAACTGAAAATGTAGAATTTTCAGTAAGTCCTGAATAAGAACACTTATTCATTACAAAAAAAGCAATTGCTTGTTCGAATGGAATCAGTTCTTGAATGTGAGAAGCATAGAAATCAAAAAGATGTCTATGCCCCTCATCATCACCATCAACTCCTTCTTTAATTTGCCTTAGTGCTTCTGATAACTTTTGACCATTATCCCTCAACTGAACCCAGAAGTTATACAAGTAATAATACTTGTCATTCACCCAAATAGGTATCTTTGGATAGTTTTGGGATACCATTAAAGAAATGCTCCCACCACCTAAAAATGGTTCTCTGAATTCTTTGAAATCAGTAGGAAACCAAGGAGCAAGAGTTTTTAATGCTTTACTCTTGCCCCCTGGATACCTAAGACAGGTTTTTAGTGGAAACTGTTTCATTTAATGAATTACTTGAATAGGACGAGAGAGACTTGAACTCTCACGGGATTGCTCCCAACGGATTTTAAGTCCGGTGCGTCTACCACTTCCGCCACCGTCCCATATGTTTTGGTAGGACTGCCGAGAATTGAACTCGGTTCACACACTTATAAGGTGTGGGCTTTAACCAATAAGCAACAGTCCCTTGATTATTTGACAATCATAAGGCAGAAACCTTAGATTGTCAAATGGGAAATGGTGGATTTGAACCACCGACCTTTCGATTATCAGTCGAATGCTCTACCCCTAAGCTAATTTCCCGAGGTGGGTTATGTTGGATTTGAACCAACGACTAATCGGTTAAAAGCCGAATACTCTACCACTGAGTTAATAACCCTGGCGGAAGTGGTTGGATTTGAACCAACGGATGCCTACTGAAGACATCGGGGGATTAGCAATCCCCTGCATTAAACCTCTCTGCCACACTTCCATAGGTGCTCGTTGAGAGAATTGAACTCTCCTGGAACCGATTATGAGTCGGGTGCTTTCACCAGATAGCTAAACGAGCAAAAAATGTGAATTAGATATTCACAAGAGTTCCATCTTTCCGAAACTGTGAAACAAGTTTGCCAATACTCTCAGCAACATTAACTTGTTCTTTTACATAAGTCAAGTCATCACACTTAAAAAGATAAACTTGCTCTGGTTTATAGGTATAAGCAATACCTACTTGATTGTGTTCATTATCAAACTCAATCCTTGCAATAGCAGAAGAATTGGTGATTTCAAGAACTTCCATCGGTCCCTTTCGATTACTCCGTAATCATAGCACGGTCAGGGGTGGTCTGGCAAGGTCGTGTGTCAGTTCAGGAACTGTCTCATCCCAGTTGCTTTCACAAATGCCTCAAGACCTTTGTTAATCGGACGCACTTTGATGTAAATCTCTTCGGGAACTTTACCAAAGTATCCTTGCAACCAAGGACACAACCAAACAGGAACACACATTGTCGTATCAGTATACGTTGTGCCTTCTTCATCAGATACTTCTTTCACCAGAAGAGTATCATAATCAGCAGGTTCTTCAAGGAAAAGGGAAATCTCAACTTCATCACCTTCAATCGGATACTTTCCAGTCTTGAAGTAGCAATGCTCATCAATTGCTTCTTCAGTTCCATTCAAAAGAAGTTCTTCAACTGTATCATTATGAGGATGGTCAAAGTGATACAAACAATCTTCACGTTTGATTGCTACAACTGTAAGTTCCATAGGATTTGCGTGTTTCAAGTAGTATAGCACAAAAAAAGACCTCTTGCGAGGTCTTGAGGACAGTTTAAGGATTGTCTCAGTCTGCTTTTCCAACCATCAATCCAGTTTTTGCAGACTTTTCAGTGCTTCTTTTGCCGAATGCTTTCTTATAAAGTTTTGCTCTCTTTGCTTCACCAGTCTTTTCATCTTCACCCTGCATCACAGCAGATGGTTTTCCAACAACAGTTTCACCTTTCTTTGCACCTGCTCTCTTGAGTTGATTTGGAGTATCCTTTACGGCAGCAATAAAGTTTCTTCCTCTTTCCATTTGTTGATGTTTATCACCCTTTTCAAGTTCAATATCACGATGCATAATATCTACAGTATGGACTCTTCCAGTTTTCTTTGCACCTGCTTTAGTCATTTGCTTTTTCAAGTCCTTCACTCTTCTTACACTTTCACTTGAAGGTGCATGTTTATATTTTGTCCACCCAGAAGAATCTTTACCTGCTGATTTAAACTTTTGGATTAGTCTTTCACCCTTTGCTGCTTTTCTTCCAGATGCGTGTGTGCGAATATAATGGTCTTGTTTTGTGCTGCCGTAATCATCATAATCGTCTTCGCTATCATTAGTTGTATAATTTTTAGGCTTTGCTCTTAAGTCTTTGGTGGAATACTTACCAGTTCCCTTCAATCCTGCCTTCTTTGAGATAGCAGCAGTGGTTCTTTCACTCCTACTCATATCAGCACCACGACCACGAGCCAGTGTTACATTACCTCTAGTTCTTCTACCACTTCTTTCACCACCTGAACTTTCTTCAAGTTCATAACATTCGTAAATAAACTCTTGAAATGTTTTCATCTGCCACTACCAGTTGAACGTGATCTTTGTGCCCTCTTTAATGCAACTTTCTGTGCGGGTGATGGACCAGCACTAAATGGTCTTACTCTTTCTCCTTCTGGAGTTTTCTCCATTTTCTGCTTTTCTAGTTTCCCAACACCTCTCAATCTACCAGGTGCTGCTGCCCCAGAACCACCACCACCTTGTGCGTGTCTAGTAGCACCGTGCATTCTAGTAGCATATGGTTGAGTTTCTTTATCAATCATCCCCTGCTTCATTCTACCAGTTGCAGCTCTTGGTGATAATGATTTTCTTGTTGATTTTTTAACTTCTAGTCCGCCTTCAGGTTTTTTCACAACTCTACCTGAAGTTGTGGTTACGTGAAGAGGAGTTTTCTTTTCTCCCTTCACTTTATCCTCTTTACGCATCTCAACGAGATATGCTTCTTCTACGAATTCCTTGAATGTTTTCATTTTACGATTTCTAGCAGGATGTGAGACTCTTCCACTATCTAAATTTCGATTTGCTTCCTTTCTTTTTCTCATCATATTTGACATTAGTTGCATACCTGGTGCTTCAACATTTCCAGATCTAACTAATGCCTGTGGAGACTGTGCTGCATTTGCAGCAAACGACAATGCTAATATAGCATTCGCAGCAGCATCTCTTTTTCTACCTTCAGAAAGCATTTAGATAAAAAATAACCTCTGATTATTTATCAGAGGTTATACTTCAGTCTCCTTTACCTTCTAGAGTTTTGACTAGCATAGCAGTGAAAAGTTCCATTTTTTCTGGATGTACTGATGCTGGGTTTTGATTAATTACATTTTTAAGTGCAACTAATTCATTCCATTCATCATTAGAAAGTTCAGAATTGAAATTGTCTGAGTAAGTCATAATGCTCTCAATTTATGAGGAAATCCTAACATAATATCTATCGTATCAATGTTTTCTTAATGATGTCTTCAGGTTTCAGTAAACTTTTGTAACACTTCAATATCTTTTTCCAATTCTTCATTTTGCTTCTTATCATGATAATAAGAATAGAGAGAATTGTGAACATCCATTAGTTCGGAAATCCAGAACCCAGCAGGATAGATTCCTAAAGCATCTTGAAGTCCTCGATGACTTGTTCCTGCTTGTTCTGCCTTACACATAATATAGCAGATTGCTTGTACCATATCAAGTTTTTCATCTTCAGAAAGCATAAAATACTTTCCTACTGATTTTTGTACAGATTCCTCCATATCTTTTTGAAGTTTTTTACAAGCATCAGAATCCCACCATTCTTTTAGGGATTTACCTAGTTCATTCATAACTTTTTAATAGTAAAGGATCCATCATAATTATCAACCCACTGTAGAGTATCACCTTCCTTCCATCCAAGTTTTTGAATAGATTCTTTTGGAAATGTAATATACTGTTCTCCAGTGATTGGATCTTCCTCTACAGGAATTGTATGCTGATCTTCGTACATTTTTAGTTTTTGCTTTAGTGCTTCATTAAACCAGTTCTCAATCCATTCTTGATCTTTATCATTCAAAAAAGACCACATTGGATCATTTTCATCCCAATCAAGATCAAATGATCCATCTTCCCTTTCAGTAACTTTAAGTGAATCTGTTTCAGTCATTACCAATTACCTTTCGTTGAAGTTCCTCTATTTGCGTTTGTAGTTCATATAGGGTATTTGTTGTCCCTACATTTTCTTGTTCTAATTTTTTAATTTTTTCTTCCAAATAATTAGTGTAATCAAGAATGGGTTGAATGAACTTTTGCATTAACTTACCTCGTAATCCTGCTGATAATAGGCACTGACAACTTTATCATCCCAACAAGAAGGAAGATTATTCTCCCTAGATCTCATATGATTTACTTTTGAGATTGGGAATTCAAAGAGTTCACAATCATGAAGAACTCCATCCAGTTGCTTACGCTCATTTTCAGTTTTTGGATAACGATATGCATATCTATGCATACCAGTAGTATTCCTGTAAGTTCTGCTCATTTCTTTACTCCATAAAGATTAAAGTAAGAATTGTATCTTAACCATCTACCATAAGATGGTTCAACATCTAGACTAGCACAACATTCCAAATAAGACAACCACTCAAACCAAGGAGTTGTATAATCAAATACATGATATGGTCTAGAGTTTTCCACCTACTACGCCTTCATAAGTTTGGGATTCAGTGAAACCTTCCTGCCGTCCCTTAAGATAAAAACGGGTTGCTGAAATACATTGCTCTTTAGTGAGAGATGTGATAATTGATTTGTCCTCTTTATCATAAGATACCCAAGTTCCCCATCTTTGCTCTTTAATATAAAATGTGTCATCAATCCATTCAGGATTCATTCAAACTCTCCTGTTTTGTTTTTGACTGTACCTGAAGAATAAACTCCCTCAATTCTGGAGGTTCTACCCACTTCCATACCGTCCCATCCTTTTGAGTATAACTTTTCCGAATAGTTTGAATTTTCATAAATTTCCACCTCAACTTTAATTTCCCTATCATTCCAATGACGAATTACACCTGCCACGATAAAGCAGTTTGTCACAAGATATGTAGTAAAGATAATTGTTCTAATTACTGCGATTCGATCTGCTAGATGATTTGTTGGATGTGCTTTTTCTCCGAGTGCTTTTGCCCACAGTCTCCACATTAGTTCCAGGTTTGATAAAAATTTCATAATCTTTAGTCGTGAACTTGCACCTAGTGATATATTTTTCTGCGTGATTTTGATTTTGGAAATAACAAGTCTTCTTATCCTTTAGTTCCTTTCCATCTTTATGAATGACCTTTACTGGAAATTGTTCGTATGGAAACTCTTGCTTGTCATCCTTTTTCATTTTAATTCATCTTCATTGGATTTGGAAAGTTGCTTTGACAGTTCTTCTGCTGTCTTCATATGTTTTCTCATCATCCACCATTGTCCTAGTGGATTTGAAAATATAAATGGATGAAACCTCATCATCCAATAAAGTCTCTTGAATTTAGTACCAATAGATTTACTAATCAGATAAATGTAATCTGATACATTTGCATCTATTATCATCATTGTAATAATGATAGCAAATACTGTGAAGAGACTGTAGTAATAAATCATGGCGTTTTTCTTAAGAATGTTAGATAATCTAACAATTGCTGCTTAATAATGTCCAACTCACCCTCACAACCTTGACCCTTTGCCCTACATCTTATTTCGTGATGTACCGTATGCAAGTCCTCTACCATGAGGTCTATTGCTTTGTTTCTGTTGTAGTTCATTTCTTTGTTAGGAGAGTAAAAAGAGTTGAAAATTAATCGCAATAATAATCATCACTACAGTCAACCAGAGTCCAATCTAGATCCAGATCCTCCAGAAATTGAATAAGTTCATATTCATTGTCTGGCAGATATTCTTCTTCACTCAAAGTAAAAGATGCTTCACATAGTCCAGGTCCATATTCAGGAGGATCGTATAAAGTCTGTGAGTACATCAATAAAACCTCATCAATCACAGCAGAGACATAAACAACCCCATCATTGTCTTGATGAATTGATTCGATTTTTTCGATTGTCATCGTTTCTTTATCTCCCGATTAACAAATTTTTTTGCAGTATCCATTGTGGTATGAACCGAAATTTGCTGTCCTTTGTAAATCGACATAAATTTTTTACCATATGGAACGATTGCCCATTCCATATTTTTACTAATCCAACCAAACTCATCACTCATATAATTTACCTTGAAATATCATCAAAATCAACATCTGGATGTAGAAATTCTAGGTAATCTTCATAATCAACTCCAAGGTATTCAGCAAATTGCTTGAGTTCTTGGTGATGCTCAAGAAGCATCAATTCTTCTATATTTTGAATCATTGATTTCCCCTCAATAACCATATCTAGAAATCATCTGATCCATTCTATCTTCACGATATTCATCTTCATATTCCTCATTTGGAGTTTCTTCCAAATCCTCATAAATTGAATCGGCATCCTTTTCCAGAAAAGTTGTGCTCATAAGAATACAGTGAAGTGTTGGTATGTTTTTATATAGACAGGAAGGGGGATCACCCCAACTCCTGCGTTTCGGTTTGCTTAAATTCAGCATCAATCTTGTCATACAACTCAACAAAGGTTGCTTTGGTTTCATCATCAAAACGATTCAGGCAAACCTTGATTGCTTTGTCCTTCTTACCGAAGATAGAATATGCCTTGATGATATGAACCAGACGACGAGTGCTGATGACTTCATCAATACCACCATCGTTGAAGGTCTTACGAATAATCTCAGACCAGGTGCAAAGGTGCTTGATAAAATCAGTATGCTCACCAATCATAGGAATACTAAGTGATTCTGCAACCTTAGTCAAGATTTTAGTCTCAACACTGACAGTAGGATATTCCTGTTCGAAGGTGATAGGGAATCGTTCCAGGAATGCCTCGTTGAGAACATTGGTGCCGATGAAACGACCATCATCAGAACCCTTACCCTTGGTGTTTGCAGTCGCAATCACATTGAAACCTGCCTTGGGAACAACGTGCTTACCAATTTTCTTGAGGAACACACCCTTACCCTCAAGCACAGACTGAAGACACATAATCTTGTTGGAAGCAAGGTCAACCTCATCCAGCAGAAGGATTGCCCCACGTTCCATTGCTTCCACCACAGGACCGTTGTGCCAGACAGTTTCACCGTTCACCAGTCGGAAACCACCAATCAGGTCATCCTCATCAGTCTCAATCGTGATGTTGACACGAATCAGTTCACGACCAAGTTGGGCACAAGACTGTTCCACACCGAAAGTTTTTCCATTACCAGAAAGACCAGTGATGAAAGCAGGATAGAATAGACCAGACTGAATAACTTTTTTAATATCCGAAAAATTACCAAAGCTGACGAAGGTAGCATCTTTCTTGGGAATAAGATTTTGCACGACAGAATTCATAGTTGCCACACCAGGAACCGTATCAGTTCCCTCTACAGCAGGGGAGTTGTAAGTTTCTTCAAGTTCTTGCACGGTTGCCTCCAGATTCCATTTACCACGACCTACCTTATATTGATTTAGATATTTGGAAAGGGTCGCATACGAAGTGCCTAGTTCTGTTGCAACTTCTTTTACTGCATCAGCACCAAACTCGGTGCCAAACTTTTCTTTCAAGATGGAGATTGCTTGGTCGGACATAATGTTAGATTTGCGAGGCATCGGTTTGGTTGATTACTCCGTAATCATAGCACGAAAAAAGGTGCCTCAGGGGCACCTTTGGACGGTTTGGGAAGTGGTCCTCACCCTAGAATTGAATCTCTCCACTCTTCACTCATATTTACCATAATTACTTCTGCTGATTCTGGTGTATCAGCATATCCTTCGCCTAAAAGGTGCGAGAGGATGATGTCGTAGAGGTCTACTTGTTCTTTGCGTGTTTTTCTAACAATTGGATTACGTGGAGAAGATCCTCTAGGATTTGGTCCTCCCCATTTGCTAGAAGTTCTTCTTCTTGCATCTGTTTGGTCTATTGGAGTTGGAAAAATATTAGCATTTCCATCTCTAAGACTTTTAAAAGCATTTCCTACTGCCCTTCTTGCCTGACCTTTAGTAGCATTACCTTGACTTTTGCCACTAGCTCTAGCGGATTTATTCATACCATATTCATTATCAGTTCTTTCTGGATTTAATATTCTATCTTTTTTGAATTCATGGGGAGGAGTTTCGTGTTCTAACGGTTTCTTTTTACCAAAAATTGTTTTCTTTTGTTTTGGTGCTTTAGACGTTTCGGTATCATCTACTTCCTTCATTGATCCATATCTAGACATATTTTTATCACTTATTTTATATTGAGGAGTATTTGGGTCTTCTACACCTGTTCTTTGTCTCTTAGCTCTATTTTTTTCTGCTGGGGTATGCCCACTTTGCAAAGGTCTATCTGGGTCATTCCAAGGAACTTTTCCTTCCCCCATAACAACTTCCATATATGCTTCTTGAAGATTGCGAAGTGTTTGTACGTCCATTCTTACAATTACTTTTTAGTTATTTATAAAAGGAGAGTAATAAATACTCCCCCAGGTGGTCAGGCAACCATAGAAATAAAGTTACTAAGAAGTTTCTTGTTAGTCTTTTTCTTACCAAGAACTTTACTAAAAGCAGTTTTGATTTGTGCTTTGGTAGCATTCTCAGGAACAGAAAACTCCTCATCTTGTGCGAGAGAGTTAGCAGCAATCACATTGAATTGGTCAAATCCAGTGTCTTGGAATTGAACACAACCTTGCTTGCGAAACTCTCCCTTGACTTTTTCGTAGTTCTCTACACCAGTTCCATACCAACGATGACACATTGAGAAATCACGACTAGGAGTGATACGAAAGTTAATCACATTCACAGTCGGGAACCTATCTTTCACCGTTTGCAGGAGAACTTTGGCATAACGAGGGAAGTTATCATAATCCAGAGAAGAATAGACACGACCAGTCTTCCTATCACGAATAGCAGTGCGATGATGCTTTGTGTTTCCAACGTAATCAGGAGAATCTGGATAACGACCCTTACGTGCAACCGTCACGGAATTCTGGTATCCCTCACCATCAGTCAGGAAGATAACATTCACCTTCTGTAGTTTATTCTTTGCCTGAAAATCGGGGATCAGAGAGTGAAGTGAGATCAGACTTTCCCCAATAGGAGAACCCGAAAGGTCCAGGTGAGGAGGAACAGCACCACTGCGTTTCTGATATGACCAGCAAGCACACCAGATATTCTTAAGTTGTTCTTCAAGAACACGATTGTTAGTTTTGCTGGTGAAGAAGTTCATCAGACGGAATGATTGCTCAGGAGCAATCACATCAGGAACTTTATCATAAACAGGAGGATGATTCGGTTGCAGTTCCATATATGCGTGTGCATCCAGAGTGAAGGCATACACTTCGAAGGGAATATTCACCTTACGGCAGAACCAAATCAGGTTCAACAGTTGCTTGTAAGCATCCAGAATAAACTCACTCATTGAACCAGACCAGTCAAGAATGAAGATGAGACCGTGATTCTTACCATCAGGGACCACAGAAACCTTCTTAAACAGGTCTTCGTTGAACTTATAAGTATGAAGTTTAGCAGTATCTAGAATACCAGTGCGAGCAGTGCTAGAACGAGCATATTGATCTGCAGACTTCTTGCACTCAAACTCTTTTACCAGATAAGAAACTTCCTTCTCTGCAGACTTCTTGTAGGTATTATATTCCTGACAAGCAACCTTGAAGGTTTCTGCATAATAAGTTCCACTATTCTCGTAGAAATACTTTGCCTTACTATGAATGAATTCATTGGGAATTACCATTGTCTCAAGATTCATCTTGGGAAGTTCCACATAGTTAGTCTCTTGGGCATACTTATCCACAAGGTCTTGAGACTTTTCATCAAAGGAACGAGAAGTCTTGGAAGTCATCTCATCACGATTAGTTTTCTCGTGCTTATTGCTTGCTTCCTGACCGAAACCACCACCATTCGGTGCTTCCATAGACTTATTCATATCATCACCGAAGGATTCACCTTCAGTTTGTGATTGACCCTGTGAATCTTGCTGAAGATTACTTTGGTTCTGTCCGTTTTGGTTCTCTCCATTTTCGGAAGAAGAACTCTGCGGACCTTCTACTTCTTCACCACCAGGACCAGACATTTCTTCCCCACCACCTTGAGTAGGCATATTGGATACCTTTTTACGTTTGTACTGAACAAACTCGGTGATTTCACGAGCAAGTTGCAGCACTTCATCAAACGTTTCGGTCAGAGTAGCACGAGTCAGAAACTCATTCTCCTCATCATTGAAGGCAATGTTATGAAATGCGCCAATCTTATAATACAGATTGATTCTGTCAATGAAAGTCAGTTCATCCAGGTTCTCTTCCTTGGTTGAAAAGAAGTCATCGGCATTCAGTTCATTGTAACCATTGTAGAAAGTCCGAGAAAGACCAGGATACTTTTTCTTCATTAGACGTTCTACACGAACATCCTCAAGAACATTCACAAAGTCTTTAGGAACTTCAGGATAGTCTACAGTCCAGTCAATATTATCGGTAAAGAGTGCGTGTCCTACCTCGTGTCCAACCAGAAGGTCATAGACAGTTGCAGATGCTTTATCCCAGTTAGGAAGTGTCAGTACACGACGGTCTACATCAAACATAGCAGTCGGAACTTTCTTGTGCTCGATAATCAAGTTCTCGGTTGCCAGACATTTGGCAAGAGAACCCTTGACTTCTAGATTGACAGACATCTGGTGTGCTTTTGAACTCCGTTCATCATAACAGAAAAAAGGGGTCCAAAGACCCCCTACTGTGCCACTATGTCAACTGTCTTATGGAGTTTCTTCAACAGTTTCTTCAACAGTTTCTTCAACAGTTTCTTCAATTACTGGAGTTTCTTCATCTACTGGAGTTGCCCAAGGAAGTCCTGTAGAAAAAGTAATAGGAGAAATTTTAAGTTCTAATTCATGAACGACTGTTTCTTCTAAACTATTTACAGATCTAGGTCCTAATTGATTTTTAGTCCAAGAGACTATTATATCTTCAGTCAAATCTTCAAATGGAATAAAATCTGCTGTTCTGGGAAATTCAACGGATCCATGAATTCCTGTTTCAGTATTTTCATATGTAGCAATAATTTTCCAAAATGCTCTATAGACATATCCATCGGAAGTTTTACGTTCCAAGTCTGTAATAGTCCATTTAATATCAATTTGTGGAGATTCTACTGTCATAACTTCTAGTTTTTAGTTATTTATACTATAAGCACTGCATCAAAATGTCAAGTTGACAAGAAGTGAAATCATGAGTAGGATCACTCTGTCAGGTTTCAAGATTAGTTGTATCTTTAAGTATTAAAGGATCATTTTAGACTTAATTTCTTCATATAACTCTTTATACTTCCTGAGTTCCTGAACTTCCAGTTCTAAATCTCTAGTATTATGATTTGTAGAAGAAGAGGTATTAGGATCAAATACTGTTCCCAAGAAGTTAGTTTCATGAGAAGACATCATACCTTTAAATGAAGCATTCTCAAGTCTAGCATTTTGTAGATTTGCACCTTCTAAATCAGTCTTATCAAGATTTGCATTTACAAGATTAGCATTTTCTAATTTAGCATATCTTAAATTAGAACCTTTTAGATTACATCCTTCAAGATTTGCATTTTGCAAATTTGCACCTTGAAGATTTACATATTGTAGATCTTGATGACTTAAATCAACTCCACTAAGATCTACTCCAGGTTTAATTTCATAATTACCAATTCTCATAATTTTCTCCTATGTATTATTGTGGTTTAACAGGCCAATCTGGATGGATTTCTCCATTATAAAAAGCAACAACCATTGGTTTTGGATCTGTGATAACATCAGGAAGATCTCTGAGTTGTTGTCTATAAACAGACCATGCAGTTTTCTGTTCTTCTGTTAAAGAAACATCTGAAAGTTGGGTCCAATCACATCTCAAAAGAAGTTCATCCCTAATTGCTCTCAGTTCTGCCCAATAATCTCTTGCTGCTTCTGCTGCCTCTGCTGCAGCAATATCAGCATCAATTCTTCTTTGCTTTTCTTCATAAAAAATATCTACTATCCCTTGCCATTGACCCAGTTCAGTAAATCTTTCATTAAATGGTTTTGGACCAAATGGACCACCTTCAGGTTTAAATTCTAATTCTCCACCATACTCTTCACCATACCATTGAACGCAATGAATATTATCAGGGATCCAATCTATTTCAACATCAAAAATAGTTTCTTCTCCAACCATAAGACTTTTATCTCCAGGAAAATAAGCCATTCTATTCACAGTCATTACTTTGCTCCTCTTCTTCTCCAGGGGTAATCATATTTATTGGGGTTTCTAATGGAGTTACACTTGCGGGAAGAACTCCAGAAGTTTTCTTTTGTTCCTCAATATAATCAAGATAAAGTTGTTGATTTTGTGCATTAGATCTCACAACTTCATTTCTGAAAGATTCAACTGCAGCACCTGCTTGTCTTGCCTGTTGAGATGTTTCAATCTGAAGCATTGGCAACCAAGTTACAGCACATCCCCAGTTATCAACCATTTCTCCCGTATTTGGATTCATTCCTCTTACTTGAGTGTACCAACTGCACTTAAGACCAATACACTTCTTCTTAATTAAGGGGCAAAAGTCCCCTGGTTTCATTTGATGCATAATTCTTTTCTCCTATTCAAGATGCATATCTACGAAGTATTTGTGTTTTCAAATTATTTAAAAGAAAATAAGGATCATTTAAGGCACTAATACAAGTTGATAAATGAACTGAATGCTCATTTATAGGTAACTTATCTTGAATATTACCTAACTCTCCATGTATAAACCTAATAAAGGGATCAGAGATTAAAGATTTTGTCCAAAATACAGAAACATATCTAGTTCCCCTTACCACCTTATTAACTCTGTGAATGGTTCCAGTTGAATAAGTAACTGCCCATCCAGCATCAAGTTTAATCTTTTCTTCATCCTCTCCACCAATATATAGGCATAATTCACCACCATCATATTCAGATGGGTCATTCAAAAATACAGTAGTGCTATAGTCACCATTATTCCAATTATCAAAGTGTGGATTATAGTATCCACCAGAAACTGTTTTGGAAATAATATTTAAATTTGTATTACTTGGGGAAGTGAAATTATGGAACCCTTTATCACCATCCAAAGATGACATAATCATGTCATTAATTGTTTGAGAAAACTGTGGGTTATTTAATTCTACATTACTTTTAACACTTTTAGTTCCACCACCACTATACAAACCATCATTCCAAAAATTATGTTGATTTGACTCATTAATTATATCATGAACTACTTTTAATTGCTCATGATCCAATACTCTTCTCACATAATATTGCTTCATACCAACCAAGTAATAATTGAATATCTAGTTCCTTTTTGTACTGGCATTACTTCATGAGGGTACATAAAGTTTGATGGGAACATAATCACAGATCCAACACCAGTTCTCATCATAATTTCTCTATTAAAGAAAGCAAATTCCCCACCTTCATAATCTTCATTCAGTTGAATAGAACAAGATACTGATCTTTGTTCTGCTTTAAATGAATCTGTATGTTGGACATAGAATTGACCTTCTTGATATCTTAAAAGTTGATATCCTGTATCAATATCAATATTAAACAATGGGTGTTTTTCTCTATACAATTCCATTGCTTCTGCTATACATTTATGAATTCTCTCATCAATAGATCTTCGAATTTCTTCATTTCTAGAAATACTGTTATGATCTGAAGTTAAAATTTGATCACAATTTCTGGAATCTCTATATTCAATTCCACCACCAACAAGAGCAGGAGACCATTCATTACAATGCCGATATTCCTCTAAAATTTCTTGACAAAAATGTTTAGGTAAAATATTATCAAACACATGGATATAATCTTCTAATTTAGTTCTTGATTGGTGAACTATCAATGTAGGAGTTGAGATTTTTTCTTCCTTTTTCTCAATAACTTGGTTCATTTTTTCATCCTCTTTGTTGTCATTTTCTTTCTGTTTATCAAAATAAGCATAAGAACAATCACCTCTACTTCTCACATAATGTAAAAATACTTGAGTATAATACTCTCCGTCATAAGTATCTCTCCAGTGATCTGCAATCTTTCCAAGATACATCATTGCATCTCCTGGATTTAGAGTTACAGATCTTTCTTCACCTGATGGAGTTTGAATAGAAATAGGCCAAGGTTTATCCCCATTCAGATGAAGAGTTAAAGATATTTCACAAGCATCTCTATCTCTATGTCTTTCTAGAACACTTCCATTGAAATAAACTCTAGAATAAACATATGTAGGTAAAACTGTTTCTTCTAAAATTGAAGAAATTTCTTGAGTTTTTTCTGTTAATATCTCAAGAAATGAAATATAATTATAATCTGAATATGAATTAGGTGCTTGTGGATCACCAATTAGATTTTTATTTTTGCAATAATTTTTAAATTCTTCTGCAAGTTCTACTGCTCTATATGAAGAAATAAAATTGGGTATAACAATGTAGTTATTCTGTAACAGTTTGGAATTCATTTTATTGAAAAATAATTAAAAGTATAACATATTTTGGTTTGAAATTCAATCCTTGGAGGCAAGAATTACATCTCTATAATAAACTGCAAAGGACTGAGCAGTAAATCCTGCTGGATGTGAATGCGGAGATTCTGTAATAGTGTGACTATGAGGTGAGGATATTGTATGAGTATGGGGATTACCACTTAAAGTGTGGGAATGCTGTGCATTACCACCTGCTGCACCACCACCTGCAAGAGCAGTATTTCCTGCAGACCTAGGTGTTTGTGGAGTATTTGTACCTCTTTGTACTCCTGTATTGCCAGTATAATTATGGTTATGATTACCAGCAGCAGTAGTAGCTCCTGTAAATGTGACAGGAGGTGTAACAGTTGTAATACTTATATTTCCAGGTTCTGCAGTGATTTGATATCCAGTTTGAACTGCAGAAGTTCCTGGAGAAGATAAAGATCTAGATGGAGATAGAACAGTAGAAAAACTAGATGATCCTCCAGTAGCTATTGTTCCATTGACTATTCTTAATGATTTATCATTATGAGTAGTACTTTTAGTCCAACTTGTAGGAGCAGAAGTACTTTCAAACAACATTACTGTTCCAGAGGCAATAAAATCTGGAATGTAAAGACAATTAGTTAGAGAAGATCCTTGAAGTATTGCCATTTTTATTAATTTTTGGTTGCAATGATGACATCCACATAAGTGATAGTAAAGTCATAACTTCCACTATAGGTATGACTATGATTTCCCTGTGCCCCTGGATTTGAATTATGGCTATGAGCAGTTACTTGAATTTGGTGAGTGTGGGGGGATGCTAATGGATGACTATGAGCAGTTGCTCCGGAAGTTGTGCCACTAACAAGAGGACCTGGAGCACCAGAAGTAGTAACTAATGGGGCAGTTGTAGATACTTGGTTAGTTCCAGGTCCTGCTACTGGATTGTTATGGGTAGCTCCATGAATTGCTGTTTGGGGTCCGTCTACTGTTGCTGGTTGAGTGGCACCAGGAAATCCACTCATATCTGCTGTTACAGCAGGAGAAAATGAAACAGTTGCTTGAGTAATTTGAGTATCTATTATGGGGGATGATCCGGTAGTAAATGGTCCTACTGATCTACTTGTAAAAGTTTGAGTAAATGGTAAAGTGCCACCAGAAGATAAAGCAGTACCATTAGCACCACCAATTACTCTTAATCCAGTATTATTAAAGGATGTGCTTTTGGTCCAATTTGTTGGAGCACTGGTTTGATGGAAAATCATGATAGATGGATTTGCTGGAGTATCTCCAGATCCACCAAGAAAACTTGGTATTGAACTACAACCTGTTAAACTATCTACTGTTAATACTGCCATTATTATGCATCCTTACTTGCTATAATCATGTCAACATAAGTTAAATTAAAATCAACACTTCCAAAGTTTCCTGTATGTCCGTGGTCCCCAGAAATTGTATGAGTATGAGGAGAATTTGCTGGAAATGGGTGTGTGTGCTGACTAACTACTGCGTGCCTGTGTTGACCTCCTCCAGCAGGTGATGGACCTGTAGATTGCCATTGAATCAGAACTCTAGCAGCATAGAGAACTCCAGTTCCTGGACCAAATGAAAGATTTCCTGGGTTCATGTTGCACACATGCTGATGTCCATTTATTTGTGATTCTTGTAATGCAGTAAGACCAGTTTGTGTTGCTGTAGCTGAAGATTGTGTCATTGTTACTGTTACAGTGGCAGGTTGAACAGAACATCCATCAGCTGCTTGTCCGATTGCACCACCAAAAGGTCTAGTGGCAAAACATTGAGACCAAGTTATACTTCCTCCAGGAGAAGCAGAACCATTTACAACACGAAGAGATCCTTCATTTACAGTGGTATCTTTAGTCCAACTGACGGGAGTAGTTGCCATTCTAAAAACCATCTTGGATCCAGATCCAATGAAAGATGGTATAGAAGTACATCCAGTAAGTGAAGTAGCACCAAGAACTGCCATAAAATATCAATTCTCCAATAAAGTCTCTTCAGGAGTTTCTTCTACTTTATCATCCAAAGTAACTCCAAGTGAAGTTAGATATTCTACAATTCCTTGAAGTTTAGTAAAATTTTCCTTTTTTATAGCAAGAGTTGAGTTCAGTTCATTAATTTCTGAAATCAAAGTCTTTTGCTGTTCAATGATACTTTTTAAGTGATTTTGTTGTTCTGTCATTTTTTCAATTCAATTAATTGATGTTCGAGATTATTTATTTGCTCTTGTTGCTCTTTAATTGCTTCAATTAAAACTGCAACTAAGTTTGCATAAGCAACAGATTTGGTCCCATTGCTTTCTGAAACAACTTCAGGAATAATTTGTTCTACTTCTTGAGCAACTACACCAATATGATGACCTTCTATATCTATACGATCATATTCAACACCACGAAGACTTAATACCTTTTCTAATGAATTAGTAAGAGTTTTGATATTTTTCTTCAGTTTTATATCAGAGGATGCTGTAAATGTACCTGCTGTTACCGCTGTTGATGTGCCAAAAGTAATGGCATTACTTCCAGTACATTCTATTCTTACATCAAAGTCTGTGGTTCCAGCAGCGGCACTATGAAAATCAATGTATCTCCCAATCTCCAGCACGCCTCCACCAGAGATGAGAGGTATCTTTGTCCACCAGTCTCCACTGGTTCCGCCTATCCCGGATCCATTGATTGCAGTAATTCCAGTGTATGCACCAGAGATCCGAGCATCAGGGACTGTTCCCGAGGTAAGATTGCTGGCATTAAGAGATGTGAGGTAACTGCTGACGTTGCCGCTATGTAGCAACGTGCTCCATGCCTGCGTACCGCTTCCACTAGTGTTGCGGAAATACAATTCTTGCGTGTCAAATCTCGACGCAATTTGTAGAGCGAAATAGTTGGAATTGTTGCTGTGCGTCGCCGATATTAGGTGGTGATATCCGCCACTATTGGTTGGCCAACCTTCGGCAGTTGTGCCGGTGCTCGTTTCGTAGAACCCGGTATCGATCCTAGTGGTGATATCATCCCTGGTGACTGCATCACCTACGAAGGTGGGCGTTGTAGTCGATGTGGATGTGGCAGCATTGCCGGTAATGTCGGAACTGATAGTGGCCGGGAGATAGGCATCTCCAATGGTGCCGGAGCTGATGTTGCTGGCGTTCAGAGAAGTAAGCGATGCACCACTGCCGGAGAAGGTGGTGGCGGAGACTAAACCAGTTTCGTCGAAGGCTACCTTTGACGTTCCCAGCCAAGTAAATCTCAGTACACCATTTGGCCCCGTGCCATCCATGTCGTTGTAAATACGCCAGTCTGCGTTTGCAGATGTACTGCCGTTCCAGTACTTGCCCCTGAAATAGAGTGCCCCCGAATCCCTGGTCGTCGTTGTTGCATCAGCTGCAACATCATCTGCTGTGGTGATGTAAATAGCGCCGTAGTTGATCTGCTCAGTTGCGTTGAAGTAAGCAGCCCGCGCACCACCAGCGACCACCGTGAGCTTGTCTGCCGACTCCCACCACAGGCCGGTGTTGGTGTCACCAGATGATGCGACTCCAGGAGTTGTGATTGATCCGGATGCGGCGAGCAGTGCCCCGGAGAATGTAGCAGCAGTAAGGGTTCCTGTAACGTCAGTCCCAGACGCACTTGTAGCCAGCTTTAGAGAATTGTTATGGTATAAACTAACAGCCCCACCCCTCTGCATTACTATTCCATTGTGAAACGAATTCGAAGCATTATTAACAAGCCTAAAAGCAACCGCCGAAAGAGTTCCTGCGTCATTGTCTGTATAAAAGTCAACATACTTTGCTCCGGCGGTTGTGAAGTTTAATTCACCTCCGAGGCTGATGTCAGATGATGCCGATATCGTTGTGGCGCCGGACAATGCTCCAGTTACATTGCCACTTCCATTGAAACTTTGTCCCCAAATAGTTCTTGTGGTTTGCAAGGTAGTCGCTGTGGAAGCATTGCCAGATAATGCACCGGACAATGTTCCAGTTACACTTAATGTCCCTGGAATAGATACTCCACTTTCACTCATACTCATAACTTCAGTCAATCCTACTGCCGCACCTGAAGTAGTACTATTTTTTAATCCAAATGAAAATCTTGCAGTAGAACTATCGACATCGCATACAATTCTTCCAGAGGAACCCGTTGTATCAGGAACTCCAGCATAATGATTAAATGCTACATTAGCATTACCATAACCATCATTGGCCGATAATGCAATGCTTCCTGAGGTTCTTCCTGCTTCAATTACTCCTCCTGAAGTTCTAATAGATCCAGTGGCTGTATCGTTGGAGTTGTCAGATCTTAAAAAACTTGATCCATGAAGTCCGTCAAGTAAATCAGCATTTAAGTTAGTTACTACAGTAGTGGAAGAAACAGTTAATGGTGCTGTTCCTGTTGCTACTGTTGAGATTAAAGTATTTGCAGAGCAGGATCCTAAGGTTAGGGTTCCAGTTGGACTTAAAGTCATCCTCAAAGTTGGATTGGACGAAGATCCGTTAGATTTAGATGAATCTCCATAGAAGTAAATATTTCCATCTGGGGATAAATCTATCTGAGAGGCTCCAGTATTTCCACCAGCAGATAGTGAAGTCCACTGGTTACTAGAATTTCTATATCCATTAGAAACAAGTGTAGTTCGAAAACTTCCTGAGGTATAAAAAGCTCCCAAATCAACAATACCATAATATAAGGTAGTCCAAGAACTTGTGGGTCTACTTACATTTGCGCCACCACTCAATGTTAGAAAACCGGAAGCAGTATCAGCAGCATCAGTTCTTAAGAACTGAGAACTATCAAGACTATCAAGAGTATCAGCATTAGTTGTTGTTAAACCACCAGGACCTTGAATTCCTTGTCTTCCCTGGATACCTTGAGTACCTGTAGTTCCTTGAGTACCTGTAATTCCTTGAATTCCTTGGGAACCTGTAGTTCCTGTAGTTCCTGTAGTTCCTGTAGTTCCTTGAATTCCTTGAGTACCTGTACCTGTAGTTCCTTGAATTCCTTGGGAACCTGTAGATCCTGTAGATCCTGTAGTTCCTGTAGATCCTGTAGTTCCTTGAATTCCTTGAGTACCTGTACCTGTAGTTCCTTGAACTCCTTGAGAACCTGTAGTTCCTGTAGATCCTGTAGTTCCTTGAATTCCCTGTCTTCCCTGAACTCCTTGAGAACCTGTAGTTCCTGTAGTTCCTGTAGTTCCTTGAATTCCTTGGGATCCCTGATCTCCAGTAATACCCTGAACTCCTTGAGAACCTGTAGTTCCTGTAGTTCCTGTAGTTCCTTGAATTCCCTGTCTTCCCTGAATTCCCTGTGGACCTTGAATTCCTTGAATACCCTGCAGTCCTTGAACACCTGAAGAACCAGAAATCCAAGAAACTCCAGCACCTGTAGAAGTTAAAACGCTCCCATTAGATCCAATATTATTATTGGAATCGTAAATTCCACCAGTGATCCTTACATCACCTTGAACTGTAAGTTTTGTGGTTGGATCTGTTGTTCCTATTCCAACGTTTCCATTAGTAAAATAAGTATCATAACTATCGGTTCCAGTTCCAACCGACCAAGGGTTCACTACAAAAACTGTTGTACCTACACCAACATTTTTTGAAGCAAAGACTTTGCCATCATAAGTATTGATAGCTATTTCACCAAGAGGAACCTGCGTCTCATTGGGAATTTTGCCTGGTACAGAAGATCTTTTGAACTTAAGTTTTGGATCAGCCATTCAACCTCATGTCTGGTAAAAACCTTAGGTGTTGGTATATACCAACATCTTATTTATAAGTATTATCTTATGCAAAATCCTCAGGTTTTTTTCTAGTAGTTTTTTGATTTTCCAACTTCTGTACTTTGGAAATTAATTCACCATTGGTAGATGACAAAGAATTAATTTTTGCTTCATAGATAATCACTTGATTTATCAGTTCAGATACCTTTTTCTGATATGCTGCTAATATTGATTGATAATCTATGTCATTCATCAGAAGGTTCCAGCATCCACTGTAATATTTTCAAGAAATCTTTCTGCGCCAGTACAAGAAATAACTTGTGAAGTTCCAGCACAATCAGTTACCCAAAGTGCTCCAATTTCAACAGCAGCATAAGCACTTGCTGTAAGAACATTATTTGTTTCGGAAACATCAGATGCAATTCCAATTCTTCCTGCACTATCATCCCAATAAACTGCTGCTTTCTTAGCAGAGCCACTATACCAGTTTAACAGGACACCAATATCAAGATTGAGATCTGATGTTGGTGGAACTAATTGTCCTGAACCATTATCAACCAATCCAAGATCAATCAGAGGGTCTTGAACTTTTAATGTATCTGTATTGACTTCTGTTGCTGTTCCAAGAACAAATAGATCTCCACTTACAGTTAAATTGCTTGCAATTCCAACATTTCCTGTAGTATTGCTAATTGTGATGGAGGTTGTTCCATCTGCTGCCTTTACTGCACCAGTCTTGATATTGGGGGCAGATAATGTATTTGTGTTAGGATTATACAGAAGTTCTGCATCAACACCTACAGTCTTACCAGTGCCAGATCCATCAGTAAAGGTTAAGTTATAATCTTGATTAGTTGCAATTCCAGTTGTATCAACAGTTATTGCTCTGGTTGCAGTTGTTGCAGTACCAATAACTGGTCCAGTAAGAGTACCATAGAAATTAGTAGCACTAATTGAGGTATCAGACATTGTGATACCAGAACCAACAGCAAGACGAACTCCATTCGCCATTGTTGTGGTTCCAATTGCTAATCCATAGTTAAATGCAAATGCATCAGTAGAAAACCCAAGAGTTCCAGTTTGGAACCACATCAACTGCTTGTAAGTATCTGGAAGTGTGTTAATTCCAGAAGCAGCAAATGAAGCTAGTGGACTTCCTACAGTAGATGCAATTGCTACACCTGCATGATTTGCAGTGTCCTCATTTGGGGATATTGCAGTTGTAAATCCAAGAATAATGTCTTTGTTTTGAATATAAACATCTTCACCTTTTAATGTAACTGTGGTTCCTCCAATAGTTACATTTCCATTAACATGTAAATCTCCACCAACATGAACTGCTTTCTCAATTCCCACACCACCTTCAATAATTATTGCACCACTATCTTTGCTAGTGGAATCTGTGGTATCTGAAAATGTAGTAATTCCGGAAACATTTAAATTATCTAATTCAGTGTGTCCTGTTACATCTAATCCACCATTAGCATCAATTAGTCCAGTTACTGTTGCAATACCAGATAGACTTAAATGTCTTGCTGTGATATCCTCTCCAATAGAAGCACCACCACCAGTAATCTCAAGTCCACCAACATAAAGTTGATTATCAATATAAACATTACTTGTGGTAAATGTTGCTACTCCAACAAAAGTAGAAACCCCAGAAACATTTAAATTGGTAACTGAAATATCATTATCTAAATTAATAGTAATTGTGTTGTCAGTTACTGCAGTGTTTACATTAGTTCCGCCAGTAAAGGTAATTGTTGAACCAGTGCTTACTGTATCTGGAGAACCAGAATCTGCTGCAATATTAAAATCACTCACTACAGCATCCCAAGATAACTCACCAGTTGAATTAGTTTTCAGGAAGTAACCATTTGTGATAGTTCCTGGGAATGTATAAGTTATTGCTGCACCTACTGATGCTGGTGCTGCAAGAGTAATAAAATCTGAACCACTTGTTGATTCTACAAGATTAACACCACTTCCACTGGAAGCAGTCTCTTTTTTCCAATATCTATGAGAACCAACAAACTTATTATTATTTGTTGTACTATCAATGCCTACATAAAAATCAAATGAATCTGTTGTAAAGGCTGGTTCACCTGCTTTAAGACCTGGCAGATTTGATAAAGCACCTCTTTTTACCTGTAAGACTGGTGCTGGCATGATTTTCTGTTACTTTTTACTATTTATTAAAAAGTACCTGCATCCAAATCAATCTTATCATCCAAATCAACATCCAATCTTTCTAAGAATGTAGAAGCATACCCAACTAATCCAGGTTGTATGGTCTCTTCTCCTGCTGCATAATTTAAAACCTCATCAGGATTAACCATTTTAAATTTTTGCTGAGAAGAATCATATACCATTACATATTTGTCATTGGTATTTGAATCATCAAAATCTACTAGATCCTGAATTCTCATAATTTCTGTTGTGGTTGGTTGTACTTCTTGAATAGAAGGAGTTGTGAATTCTATGGTATATTGAGATGAGACTAATTCTACTTCTATATCCATTAGGTTGCAGTTCCTTTTACTATTACTGTACCTTCTACTACCTTATTGGTGATCCCACTATTAGTAGATAAAACATCATAAACATATCTACCTGGAGGAATGGCATCAGTAATTGTACTTGCCATTCCTATTGTAATAGTTCCAGTTGTTGTAGAAGCAATAGAAACTGTAAATGGATATGATGTTGTTGCCCCGTAATGCTTCTTTAGTTTAGATGAAAATGTATATCCAGAAAGATTCAATGCACCACCATCTAGTTTGATTTTCAGGGAAGTAGAAAATCTAGTTCCCTGGTCTATTGTTAGATTTACTACTGGTACTGCCATTTGGGTTTTTAGGTATTTATATTAACCAATCACCATTATATGGATTTGGCTAGTATTTTGATATGCATTATTAAATACATCCCGAGTGCGGAATCTAAACCCAGTAGTGGATTTATCAGTTATATCTGTGACTATATGATCTCCATCACTTCCACAAGTACCAACCACCGCATAATTACTATTAGGAAGTGGTGTAGAAGCGGAAAATGTGACTGTATAATCTCCATTACCATTTCTAGAGACACTTGCTATATTTCCGGAACCAGTACGGACAGGGGTGGTAGTTCCACTTGTAATATAAGCCCAAGCTCTTATTCCATAAATCGGGCACGCAGCATTGGTTTGACCACCACTAAGTTTAGGAGCAGTTATACTACCATTTGATATTTTCGCAGTCGTGACTGCATCGTTTTCTATTTTGTTAGTTGTGACTGCTCCGTCTGCTAATAAGTGAGTATGACTCGTAGAAGTGACCGAGTTAGTAGAAGTACTTGTGATATTACTTGGAGTTCCAACTGCAAATGTAACGTTGCCACTGTTATTAAATGTTCCTCCGGTTAATCCATTTCCGGCAGTTACTCCATTTGCCAAACTTCCAGTTAATCCAGTGGCAGTTATGGATCCACTAAAAGTCAATACATTATTAGAAGGATTGTCGATTGTAAATGTAGTACTCGCATCAGTTACAGTATGGAATTCGATTCTTCTACCTATATTTAAAGATCCTTGACCTCCGACCACAGGAATTCTATTGAACCAAGGAGATGCATTGGTAGCATTAAATCCGTCCACTAGGTCTACGTTCAGATTAGAAACTAGTATATTCGAAGAGACTGCTAAAGGAGCTTGAGTAGTTGTAAGTGAAATTAACCTAGCATTTGTTGTTAAATCATTAGTAAATAATCCTTTCCCACCTACGTGCAATTTATATGAAGTGTCTATACTACCTACATTAACTCCGAGTGCTTTTGGAATATATGTAAATTGAGATTCATCAAGCAAAATTAACTCATGAGCTTTTGTTTGTCCAATATATTGTCTTACATAAATTGGTTCAGTTCCATTATCCCCAGTCAAAATCTCCAGATATGCGGACTCAGGTGCAGTTTCTCCACCTCGAACTCTTATATAATCAGATCCGAAAGTATCATAAAGTTCTTTGGCAGTATTTACAGTTGTTGTTGGATCTGCATCTTGTCCTCTTGGTCCTTGAATACCTTGTCTACCTTGAATGCCTTGAATTCCTTGATTGCCTTGATCACCTTTAAATCCTTGAACACCTTGATTGCTTATACCTTGAATACCTTGTGTCCCGAAGAACCCCTGAATTCCCTGTCTACCCTGAATGCCTTGAATTCCTTGGTTTCCAGTTCCAGATTGTCCTTGAATACCCTGATTTCCACGGGATCCCTGAACTCCTTGAGGTCCTAAATCTCCAGTTCCAGTTAATCCTTGAATACCTTGATTTCCACGGGATCCCTGAACTCCTTGAGGTCCTAAAGCTCCAGTTCCAGTTAATCCTTGAATTCCCTGATTTCCACGGAATCCCTGAATTCCTTGAGGTCCTGCAACATCACTATCTTGACCTGCCCTACCTTGGATTCCTTGGATGCCCTGGATACCTTGACTAGTTCCAGCTGTACCCTGAATACCTTGAGAACCAGATCCAGATTGTCCTTGAACTCCTTGTCTTCCTTGAGTTCCTTGTGGGCCTTGAATGCCTTGGTTTCCAGTTCCAGACTGTCCTTGAACTCCTTGTCTTCCTTGAGTTCCTTCAGAACCTTGAATTCCTTGAATTCCTTGGTTTCCAGTTCCAGATTGACCTTGAACTCCTTGTCTTCCTTGAGTTCCCTGAGTACCTTGAGTGCCTTGAGTACCTTGAATACCTCTAAAACCATCTGATCCTTGAATTCCTTGAGCACCTTGAATTCCTTGAGTACCTTGAATTCCTTGAGAACCAGAACCAGATTGTCCCTGAACCCCCTGAATTCCCTGTCTACCCTGAATACCTTGAATTCCTTGAGAACCAGATCCAGATTGTCCTTGAACTCCTTGTCTTCCTTGAGTTCCCTGAATTCCTTGAGGACCTTGAATTCCTTGAATACCTTGGATGCCTTGTGGACCACGAATATTTCCTGCATTAGTCCACCCACTACTTCCATCGGATACCCATAAATTTCCAGTATTACTATCAATTACACTATCACCAAGACTTGCAGAGGGGAATGCAGCATTTAACTCAGTAATTTCACTTCCAGGAGTTAATGCTAATGTTCCTACAATATTAATTGAAGTGCCATCATCACCTTTAGTTCCCTGAATTCCTTGAATACCTTGTATTCCTTGTATTCCTTGTATTCCTTGAGTACCTTGAATTCCTTGGATACCTTGATTTCCTGAACCAGTTTGTCCTTGAATTCCCTGTCTACCTTGACTGCCTTGAATACCTTGAGTACCTTGAGTTCCACTGAATCCAACTGCACCTTGAACTCCCTGAGTTCCTTGAGTTCCTTGCGTTCCCTGAATACCTTGTGATCCTATAGCTCCTACTGGACCATCAATTCCTTGAATTCCTTGAATTCCTTGTCTTCCTTGAGAACCTGTAGTTCCTTGAGTTCCTTGAGTTCCTTGAGTTCCTTGATTTCCTAACTGACCTTGAATTCCTTGAGTTCCTTGAGATCCAGCATCTCCAGTTGATCCTATAGTTCCTTGAGTACCTTGAGTTCCTTGAATTCCTTGAATTCCTTGGATACCTTGGGAACCTGTAGTTCCTTGAATTCCTTGTCTTCCTTGAGTGCCTTGAGTACCTTGAGTACCTTGAGGTCCTTCAGAACCAATCTCTCCAGATAATCCTTGAGTACCTTGGGTGCCTTGAACTCCTTGCCTTCCTTGAGTTCCTTGAACTCCTTGAACTCCTTGAATTCCTTGAGAACCTTCGGTGCCTTGAGCACCTTGAATTCCTTGAATTCCTTGATTTCCTAATTGACCTTGAATTCCTTGAGTTCCTTGAGAACCTTCGGTGCCTTGAGTACCTTGAGTACCTTGAGTACCTTGAATTCCTTGAATTCCTTGAGTACCTTGAATTCCTTGGATACCTTGAATTCCTTGGATACCTTGATTTCCTAATTGACCTTGAATTCCTTGAGTGCCTTGAGTACCTTGAGTACCTTGAGTGCCTTGATTTCCTAATTGACCTTGAATTCCTTGTCTTCCTTGAACTCCCTGAATTCCTTGGATACCTTGCGAACCTGTAGTTCCTTGAACACCTTGTCTTCCTTGAATTCCCTGAAGTCCTTGGAGACCTGTTTCTCCTAGAGCAGTAGACCAAGTTACACCTAATCCAGGGCCTAATGATTTTAAGTATCTATCTTGAGATATAGGTCCTAAGTTTCCATAACTATCTACTAAATCCCCTCCAATTTTCAGGGTAGTTCCATATCCAATATCTAAATTATATTGTGGTTGAGTAGATCCTATACCAAGATTTCCTGTACTTGGAATAAATACCAAGTTTTCTGAAGAAATATCCAGAATTGTTGTGATTCCAGTAGCAGTTATACTTGTAAATCCAATATATCTTGGGGAAGAATCTGTTGGTTCATTAATATAAAGGGAAGTATCTCCAACATATATTGTCGCAATTCCAATTCCAGGTTCTACAACTCCAGTTACACTGACCCCACGACCAACAAAGTTTAACTGAGTAATAGATCCAATTCCAGCAAGTCCACCAATAATTTCACCTTCATCACGAACTGTAATTCCGAGTTCAATTTGTCCTGGCGGAATAGTGACCCAATATCTTTCTCCTGGATATCCATCAACGGATACCAGCATATATTGAGGACCGATTGGAAGTTCATCTCCAGGAGGATCACCCAAATTAGGCTCAGCTTGATTTAACCCCAGAAACTGATATCTATCAGGAGTTAATCTTGATTGAGGTGTTCTTACAACTCTTCTGCTTAAATACTTTGCCATAGTTGGGTTCCACTATCCCCCTTTAAGATTATTTATTATTAATTATTGATTGAGAGTTTCTAATAAAGAAACTGTATATTTCAAATGATTTGGATTTGAAGTTGAAATTCCTGATAATCTAATGCTATCAGTTTTTAAAGCAGTTCTTTCCAATACTAATCTTCCATCCAACATAATTAAGGCATCGTTTGGAGGAACTGGAGTTTGGAATAAGATTTCACTTTGACTTGTAGTAACTCCAGCCTGACTTCTAGTTTCTCTTTGATGATAGAAAGAAACCGTGCCTACCCCAACTCCAGTGTTGGCAACTTGGGCATAGAGAACAATTGTAGTATATCCAGTTCTAGTTCTGTAAATTTCTTCTGCGGAAGTACTTACAATACCAGTAATAGTTTTATATTGATTTAAAGGTTGTTGTGCCATGGTTTTTTATTGTTGTAATGCAATAATTAATGGAGTAACTTCTGCCTGAAGGCTCTTGCTAAATGCTTGACCACTAATAGTTCCAGTATTTTGATTAATCGTAATACCTTCACTGATTCTAAAATCACCACTTTGATCAGTGCTTGTGAATGGAACTTTTCCTCCATTAGTAGCAACTACCTGATTTTCATCAATTGGAACTGCTCCTTTTGATGGAATAGCATTTACAATATTTATACCAGTACCGATGTATTCAAATGTGATGCTACTTGCAATGATTTTACTTGATTGATAGAAGTACACTGTATCACCAACTCCGACAAGTGGAGAGTATGTAATAAATTCATCAAAGGTAACTGTGGTAGTTCCTCCAACAGAAACAGGAGTTGACGATACTGGATTGAAGAAATATTTTTCCATTACAGCAACTGCTTCTGCTTGAGTTCCTCCTTCCCCAGGAGGGTCAATTATAACTGAAACTCCGTATCCTGCATAACCAGTTCCAGAAACCAAGATTTCTACACTTGCGATAGTCCCGTCTTCATTAATATTATTTTCAAATATTGCTGCTTCTGCTGGAATGAATAACTCAGAATTTTCGGGAAGATCTACAGTAACATTAACTGGAATTGTTGGGTCATATCCAGATCCTGGATTAGTAACTTCAATTCTAGATACAAAATAATATTGAGTATCAATAACTGCAATCTGTCCATCATAGGGTCTTTGTCCCTTTGGAAGTATTTGTGCTGGAACAGCAGTTGTTCCAATTCCAATAATACTAGTGATGATTCCGGCACGAGATTCAATGAAGGAATCTATTTGCGCTGATGTTGTAATTCCAGTTAATTTAACTTGAGGGAAAGAACCAACACCAGTCTGATAAGATGTTGGAACATCTTCGTTTCTTACGATATAATATGATAAGTCAACAATTTTTTCAATAGCAGCAATTTCTGATTTCTTAACGTAACCAGTAGATAGTCCTGTTGGGGGAGGGGAAGTTTCATTCAAATATGTTAATGATCCATCCTCCGAATCACGATATGCTAATCCAGCATCTATTGAGTTTAAATTGCCCAATGTTAAAATATCAGAGCATATCTGTTCTACTATAATCTTACTATCTCTTCTGCAGATTTCTCTTCCCTTTTCGGGTCCTATTGGTCCATAATCAAATACTGTTCCAGCAGCACCAAATGGACCATCTGATGAAATAATAAATCCAACAACTTCAGAAGCAATAAAATCTTTATTTGCTCTTAAAATTGTAACTGAATCTTTAAATTCTTGAGATGCACCAACTCCAACATTAATAACTAAACTATCGACGTTATCCCCTTCCGGATCAGAAACAATCTCTCCAGTATATTGGAGTGGGGTTGCACCATTGGATACTAAACCAAAGTTTCCAAATGAGGAGTTGGAGTTATTGAGGTCACAAACACCACCAGTATCACAGAAAACTGCAGTATCACAGCAAATTGTAAATAGTGAAACTAACTGGGCATATCCAAAGTTTGTAATTGATACTCCGATACCACCTTGATTATATTGCGTATAAGCATCCAGAACCATTGACTTGAAACCACCTGCCCTGGTTCCATCAATTCTCATTCCAATGCTATCTGGAACAAAGTTAGTGCAGTTTTGGACGTAAGGTGACTGCCAATTTTCCTCAGTTCCATCAGCATATCCATACCCTCTCGTTGGGAAGGACACCATTGCTTTTCCTGGATTGCTTGGTCCAACAAAAGATAGTTGAGCAACGTAACAACCTCTCTTAACATAGAATAAATCAGTCAAATCTCTAGTTGTAACAAGAGTTCTTCTTAAATCTTCTCCAACTACGGCAACTCTTTCATTGAGTGAGATTGGAGCATCTTCAATATAAAGACCTGCAAATACTTTAATTGTGTCGCCAGGTTGTGCTATAGATGCTGCTTTTTTAATAGTAAGGAAAGCATCTCCTGGACCAGTTCCTCCATTTCCATCATCTCCTAATTTATTAACAAACCATTCATTTCCAATTCTTGGTCCTGGTGGTTGCCATACCAACTCCCCAGAAGGATAGTTGGTAGTAATTCCTGACGCAGTATATCCAACTCCAATAATTGTGGTAACAATACCAACAGCACTATGAATTGCTGATAATACATTCGCACAACCAAGAATGTTTGTATTTGAATCTCCGTCTGCAACAATTTCTAGGTCAATTAATTGTGATACACTTGAGATGCCAGATTGATATGATACTGGAGGTCTGGAATTATTAATTACATACTGTGCTAAAGTTGCAATTGAACTAATTCCAGCAAGAGTTGCATACTTTACGTATCCACCTGGATAAGATTCCAGACCAGTTGGTGCTGGAGAACTACTTTCTAGATAATTGCCCAAAGAGTATGAAATGCCTGCACCAACAGACTTTGAGTTTCCTCCTTTTGTGATATCAAATGCGATAGCATCAATAATTAGTCCAATATCTCTCTTACACTTTTCTCTACCAGTTGTAACTCCAACTGGACCATAATCAAAATTGGGACCATATGCTCCAAATAAACCATCAGTGGAGGTGATAAAACCAACAATTTCTTCGGCAATAAATTCCTTATTGCGAATTAAAAGATTTGCTCCATCAATAAATCTGCCAGTAATTCCAATAGCACCAGCAGAAGCAAGTACTGAATAAGCAAATCCAACTTGATTATTTGAATCAATAACTTCACCACGAACTCTTAAATCACCAGCAACATCAAGAGTTCTTGTTGGTTCTGTGGTATTGATACCTACTATAGGATTAATTTCCTTAATTTCATTTCCATCTAAATCAGTAACTGTGGTGATACCGAATCCACGAACCTTAACTAATGTTGCTCCAATTCCAACATCTAGTTTTGCGGTTGTTGTAATTCCAGTTACTAAAAGATTTTCTATTTCAGAATCTAATACATTCTCTCTTGTAATTGAGGCAATTCCAATGGTGGAGAACCCTACTACTTCGTTAGTGATACTAGCAACACCTATAGTAGAAAATCCTACTACTTCACGGGTAATACTAGCAACACCTATGGTGGAGAACCCTACTACTTCGTTAGTGATACTAGCAACACCTATAGTAGAAAATCCTACTACTTCGTTAGTGATACTAGCAACACCTATAGTAGAAAATCCTACTACTTCACGGGTAATACTAGCAACACCTATGGTGGAGAACCCTACTACTTCATTAGTAATTGATGCAA